TGCGAGCAATGCCAGAAGAGCTGCCAGCGGGCTTGCCGGTAGTGTTTACGCTCTTTGGCTCAGACTGGAAGAGATATGGCTTTGCTTCTTTCAGCTTGGCAACATCACCCTCTAGAGCAGTCAGAGCAGCTCTACCAAGCTCCAAGTCAATACAGCCAGCAGAAGTAAGCTTTGCTTCAACTTCTGCCTTCTCCTTGGCTTCCTGTGAGTCTTTGAGCTGCTTCTCAATAGCAGAGATACGCTCATCAGAAGAAGCCATAGACTTCTTCGACTCTGCGAGCTCTGCTTCCAGCTCCTTGATGCGCTTCTCACGATTAGCCAAGTCACGCTCTAGCTTGTGGGTGTTGACGTTTGCGCTTGTGTCCTCGCTTATAGCAGAGTCATGGGAAGATGCTTCCTCTTCTGCTACTTGGTCTTGGGACTGGGCTTCCTGCGTAGAGTCCTGGGTGTCAGAGTCTTTCTTTTCCTCTGTTACCTCGTCTGGTGCAGGAGATCCATTACGATGCATAGACCAAATCCTTTCAGTCAATCGCAGGTCCTTTTCCTGCGCTGAAAGAATTGTCTGTGAGTGTTAACAGCTAAAAGAAAACCCCGCTTGTGGCGGGGTTAGGAGTTAAGCTTTTATTTTTCCAATAGCGGAGTAAGTTCTTGCTCAGCCTTTTTAGTAGGACCATCCCAAGTGAAATACTCAGGACAGGATTTGTAAAGTTCTCTACGACGAATTAGCGCGACTTGTTCATCGTTTGGAAGCCCCATGAGAATGGCTATATTTTTTTTAGCATCAAGATTCTTGCCATATTTCTTAAGCAATTTTATATGCTCACGAGCATAAGAATTATTACCTCTGCTTAAAGATTCAAAAGAAATATCGAGTGATTCGCAAAGAATATCGTAATCAATTACCATGAGAGAGCCTCCTTTACCACAATATCAGCAATTTTGTTCTTACCAAATCCATTCACAGCGACAAATCTCAATGATTCAGCAAGAAGCTCTGAACCAAATTCATCTTTGAAATCATTATACTCTTTCAGATAGGGTGAAATTCCCTCTAAGCATTCAATATTTTCCCCATTATCAAACTGTATTTTTCCGTCTAACTCATCGTAATAAACGAGTATGCCAGCATTTAAAAAAGCTGTCTCTAACTTTTGATTTAATTTTGATTGGACAAGACCATCCATTGGATTAGCTTTATAGGCTAACAGTTCATTTACTTCTTTATCCCATTCTTTCATCGTAGATAGCTTCCACTCTTTCGTGTGAGCTATCTCATGGAAAATAACTTGGATGCGTTCGTCTACTTTCTTCTTAAACAAAGAGCCAGAAACTTCAATAACAGCTGCGCCATCTCTACGAGATGCTTGAGCGAGCACACCATATCCAAGCTTGTTGTTTAGTTTAAAGGTCAGGGGTTGTTTAATGCTGTCGCCCATAAAGTTAAAAGCATGCTCGGATGCAACAGCAATTTGCTTTTGTATGTTTAGCGGGAAATCATTTTGAGAAAAGTCAATGTTTACCTGTGTTCTTTCTTTAAATATGCCAGGAACATTTACGTCTTTGCCAGAATAAGCCTTCATAAGCTCTTTTGTGTCCTTAAAAGAACCTTTAAAGCTTACATTTTTAGACTGTCTAGCAAGAATCGGACGAGTTTCCAACGCCCTAGGCTGCTTACTAACTGCCCAGGCACGCTCACGCTCATAGTCACGACTAAGATGATTGTCATGCGTGAACTGGCGCAGCTTGTCTTGCAGCTCACCAAGTCTAATGCGCTGCTTTACTGCGTCTGCCCTTACCTCTTGAAGGTAAGAGATCTCTCTTTTCTGGCTTCTGATGAGACGCTCATATCTGCGCTGCTTCTGCGTGGCTGCGTAATACTCATCACTGGTCATGCCTGTAATGCGCTCTTGCTCTGAGTAGTCCATATCTGGAAGCTCGGAGTATCCAGGAACATACGGTGTCATGTAGTGGTAGCAGTTATGTGTTACAATTGAATTTGCAAAATACCAGGCATTTTCTGTTGAAAGGTTATATACATGCCCAGACCACATCCTAATATCAATACTGACGACCTTATCAGGCTCTACAATGAAGGAGCTTCTATCAGGACCATGAGGAAGCATTTCAGATGCCGGGATAGGATTATCGCCAGCGAACTCAAAGCTCTTGGCTTGAAGACCGATAGACGTAAGAAGAGTGTTGATATCGAACGTGTCGTTGATCTTTGGAATAAAGGGTTCAATAAAACTGTTATTGCTGAGCAGCTTGGTGTTTCCCAAACGACAATTACTAATAGACTTAAGGAACGAGGAGTTCTCCCGCAAGATAGACGAATGGCTACCAAAACTCGAATGGCGAGATGTTCTCTGGAAGAGAGAAGGGCTCTTTGTAAACATGCGCAAGATGCTGTAAGAGGTAGTAGGAAAACACATGCTGACCTTTGTAAAAGAGCCAAGACCAAGGCCGCAATCGGAAAGCCTGGAAGCATTGAAGAGAGCAGACTTGGCAATATGCTTGAATCTTTTGGTCTTGATATCGTCTACCAAGCTGCTATCGACAAGTACAACGTCGACATTTTGATTGGCGATTCCATCGTTGTGGAAGTTAGCGGAAGACCCAAGAAAGGTCCTAATGCCGAACGTATCCCTAAGAGAATCAAACTCCTGCTTGATAGTGGGTTCACACTCGTACTTGTCTGGTCTAACACCAAGTGGCATCCTGTCACGATTAACGCGGCTGAATACATAGTCTCCCTTTTTAAGCTGGCTAGCAGCAACCCATCCTTGAGGGGTAAGTATTGGGTGATTTGGGGTGACGGTAAGGTTATGACCGAGCGCTGTTCGTATAGTGACAATTTGCCCGGAATACTTACGCCGATAAGCCGCAGAAGCATAAGGTCCTGACACTTTTGTATCACCAACTACACAGTTTGCTCCGCACAGTCCTGTCACGGTGCCGTATCCGGTTGATTCAACAAGAGAGGGATACTCAGTGCTTCTACCGCTCCTGGAGTACACTTTGCCTTGCCATTCAGCATGGCTTGGGCGTGCTCCAAAGTGAGCATCAACAAAGACCAAATCCCATTCCCACTCATCCATACGCTGCATAAGAAGGCGGTTTCTTGCTTGGTTAGCCTGGGAGACAATGTGACGTCTTAGGGCTGCATCAATGGTTGTCTTAGTACCGCTGATGTAGTCAATCGTCTCTAGTCCAGAGTTGGCAAGTCGTGTAACTCCACGCTCCATAACAGCTCGTGTTGGCTCTCCCGCTTGATGACGAGCGATTGCTTCAGCGGTTACGTCATACCACAGTGCTGCTTGGTCTTTAGCAAGTGCGATGTTTTGACGCTCAAGGACCTCATTCATTCCTTGTGCTGTTTGAGCAGCGATGATAGTTGCGAGGTTAGTCATGTGACGGCGTGAGCCCATCGCTCGCACAAACTGTCCCACGAGCGCATCATCCGTCTTTTTGAGTGCGGTCTTTAGGACCTCACGTGTCTGCTTGTCAATGGCTGGGCGGTACTTGTAGTAGATCGCGAGAGCTTCTTCGCGAGAGAGCCTAGAGAGACGCTCAAAGTCTGCAATCTCTCGACCTCTGATGACTGCGCCATTCGTGCGTACAACCTCATCAAGCAGGTTCAAAAAGAAGTATGAGAGTTCCTGTACATAAGCAGACTGTGCGCCCCCTACGAGACGCACAGCGATTTCTTCAGTGGGTTTCACGGTTATTCACCAAGGTCTGCGTCAAGTGCTACTCCGACAGTCTCGCTGGTAAATGCCTTTGCATCTTCCTCACTCATGCCTTGATACTTGACGAGGTACTTCCACTTAGGACAGAGACCACGCGCAATGTCATCCTTCATCATGTCACGGTCTGCTTTGTCATCCGAGATAACCGAGTCATCCCATAAGATGTCAACTAGCACAGGCTCGTCTACCTTGTAGCCATTCATGGCGCACTCAGCAGCAAACGCGCCCTGAACAAGATCTCGTACAGAGTTCTCAATGGAGTGCTCATGCTTTCTAATGGTTCTAATAAGCGTTGCGTTGGTGCTGACAACCTCTGTCGCCGTCTTGAGTCCTTGTCCTAATGTGAATGACCAGTATCCCGCACCAAAGCCAGTTCTAAAGCCCAGAACAGCAAGAGCATTGTTGAATGCGGTAACCATGTCATCAATGTGTGTGTCAGGGTTGTAGACCGTCATAGGAGACTCTGCGCTAATGCCAGCAGAGATTGGTGCAAACATAATCTGGTCCATAGTGTTGACAAACTTAGCCTTGCCATCCTTGTCGCGCACAATGGCTTGCTCGTCTACAACCATTTTTGGTAGCGAAACCCTTACCTGCCAATACATCTGGTTAAATGCTTCGTCTACCAGTCTGCAGGAGTCGCAGATATCTTCAATAACTGACGAGCCAAGCGGTGTGAGCTCGTCATGAGCGTTGTACTTAGCAGGCTTTACAAGCGCATAGGTTGGTAGTGGTTGCTTAGTGTCAACAAAGCCAGTAATGCCTTCAACCTCAACAGGAGTAATGCGGTTCTGTGAGTTAAAGAGAAGCGTCTCTACCACGTGAGACTGTGTCTCTTGGTTGAAGTATCTAAGCTGCAACTGGTCATAGAGCTTAGAGTTGACAGTTACCTTGGAGATGAACGCGCAGCCATCACCCAGAAGCGGGATAATCTGCCATGCCTTCATAGAGTCAATGCTGGTGGAGACGTTGCCCTCGTAGCCGTGGAAGTTAGCTACCCATGCGCCAACACCCAGGGCAAAGACAGTGCTGATGAACTCTGCTTGCTCATCAACAAAGTTAGGGATAGTGCGCTCGAGCCAATCATTTACTGCATCTTCAGAACTTGAAAGGATTGTGCCTTCATTCATGACAAGGCTTGGAATCTCACTTGCAACCATAGAAGCTGGGCTGATTGAGAGTCTGTCATAGGAGTCAGCACCATTGTTAATGATGTAAGGCTGCTTGTAATACTCATTATCATGCGTGAACCAGCCCCACCAAAGCTGCTGGAACTTATCCATTGAAGTGTCCGGTGTAAAGCCACGCTTCTTCAAGTATCTGAGTGCCCATTCTGGCTTTTGAATAGTAATCTTTGACAAGGTGAGACCCCTTCTCTTTACGTCAAGCTTCTGTCATTGATAAGCGTCATACACGCATAACGCACAGCGTCAATAGTGTGGTTATCAGCGTCTGGCAACTGCCCTGTGAGCTGGTTGTCCTTTGTCATCACATATGAGTAATTGCTAAACTCACGCGCTGCAGTGGTGCAGCTGGAATCAATCACAATCTTTGCGCGGTACTGCAGCCACTTGATTGAGTTGTGGATGTTGTGCGCTCCTGTCTTAAGTGCACCGCGAGCGTTAATGCCGTTAGCTTTGAAGTCAGCAATACTCTTAGGCTCTGCGCTATCGCACCACACCGTGGCGTAGGGCTCAGCGTCTTCAATGACATCCTCACCGTCTTTGAGAGCATTGCCCAGCTTCTCGCTTACAAGCTCTGCGGTGTCTTGGTTTGAAAGTCCACACTTGACGAACTCGTCCAGGATGTAGAGTGTGCGAGTCTTTGTGTCATAGGCAATCTTCACCCAAGCGAATGGATCTTGTGAGAAGCCCCAATCAACGCCATAGTAGTGATACTCAAGCTTTTTACGCTCCTCATATGTAATGTCTCTCACCTCAACACGGGTAAAGACCTCAGAGCCAAAGCCGACCTGCTCGCCTAACCACTCATGGCGATATGCTTCCTCGTCAAGTTCTTTGAGTGCTTCAGCGTCTTTGCGCACCTGCTCCGGTATCCACTCATGTGGCACATCGAGGTAGCTTGACTCAATGACGCGCTCCGGGTGTGTTGAGAGCAGAGTAGAGACGTGCTCATTTACCCAAGCATCGCGAGAGCGTGGAGGGTTATGGTCAAAGAAGCGGAAGTACACAGAGCCTTCAGGCGCGTCACGAGTGACAGACTGCATAACGGTTCTCAGCTCGCCCCAGCCATTGAACTGGTCAACCTCAGAGAACCACTGATAGGCGTAGTA